ATGACGCATCTGAAAAAGACCGTCATCAAGTTCGGCGGGAAGAAGCCCGCGCCCCCGAAGACCCCGACATTCGAGGTTCGACCGGGGACCGCCGCAGTCGTCAAGATCATCGTCGGGGGCGACGTGGTTGCGGGCCAGTTGGCCGAAGCCCTGATAGAGCTATGGGTTGAGAAGAAGCGGAAGGTTGTCCGCAAGCGGGATGGCGTCACCCGCGAATGGCTGTTCCTGTCCGCTTCCGATCTTGTCACCCTGTCCGGCCTGACAGAACGACAGATCAGCGAACGCGCCATTCCACGCTTGAAGGACTGCCCGTTCTTCATTTTCAAGCGCGGCAGGATGACGCCCAATGACGTAAACCAGCATCAAATCCACTTCGATGAAGCCGCTTTTTGGGAGGAAGTCCGGTCCATGCTGGACCCGACGACCGTTGTGAAGGAGACGATGGACGGGGCGACATTCGCGAAAAAGGAGATCGACAGAAAGAAGCTCCCCTACCTTTTCAAGCGCCTTTTCGACGCCATTTCGGACGGGGACTAACCCCGCTTTTAGGGGGCTTCTCTACACGCGGGAGAAGCCCCCCGAACTGGCATTTCTATGAGAACACCCCCGAATGCCGGGGTTCTTAGATGACCCCTAGTCGCGGGGGTTCTGGAAGAACATACCGGATCGCGGGTGCTCTAATAAGCATGTTCCATATCTTCCAGCATGTCCCATAGAGCATGTCCCATAGGCATTGGAGATTTCCCCCACATACATGAATGTAGTGGGCTGAAAGCATTTCGGGGCCAATGCCCGAAATGCTTTCAGTTCCGGGTCACTCGCTTCGCTCCTTCCAAGGGGTCAGTCACTACGTTCCTTCCCGAAGACCTCTATCCCCCCATAGCCCCCCTTCCTCCGCTGGGGCACGGAAGGGACCACGCGCACGCGGGCTTGCTGACATCGCCCCCAGCATGTGCAAATTGGATAGCCACGCAAATCAGCACGTGGCGACCCCTTGTTCCATCCCTTCGACCTATTCAGGCGGAAAGCCTCCCCCCAGCCAAGTGAAATCAATTTCACTGGCGGGGAGGAAGTCCGTTCGCTCGCCAATCCCGAAGACTGGCTTCTGTCCATCTTCGGCGCTTCGACCCCCGCCGCGTCCGGCAGCATCGTCACCCCGCAAACCGCCATGCGGGTTCCTGCCGTCAAGGCGGGGGTTGCGGCCATCAGCGAAGCAACCGGCATGTTGCCGTTGCACTGCTACCGCCGCGAGGCGGACGGCTCCCGCGTCCGTGAAAGTGACCATCCCGCGTTTCGTCTCCTTAACGCGGATTGTTCGCCTTGGATGCGGGGGCCACAACTCCGGGAACTCCTGACAGCCGACGCGCTCGCCTTCGGGAATGGCTTCGGCATGATCGTGCGTGATGGCGAACGTCTTCCCCGCGAAATCCACCGGCTGCACCCGCCCGCCGTCACCATCGACGTGAACGGCGTCACGGGCGAACCGTCCTACAAGGTAGCCACGGGGAACGCGGGACAGCGCATCGTCGCCTATTCCGACATGCTCCACCTTCGCGCCCCGTCGCCGCTGTCCACGGACGCCGTGTCGGGCAAGTCGACCCTCCTTGAAGCCCGTGACGCCATCGGCCTGTTGATCGCGTTGCAGGCGCACGCATCCGGCCTGTTCAAGAACGGCGGACGCCCCAGCGGCATCTTGTCGTTTCCGGCTCGATTGGGCGCGGAGACAGCGAAAAGGATTAAGGCAAGCTGGACCGCCGCCACGTCCGGGGCGAACAGCGGCGCGACGGCGGTTTTGGAGGAGGACGGCAAGTTCGTCCCGCTCGCCTTCTCATCCGTGGACAGTCAGTTCGCGGAGCTTTGGCAGTTCGGCATCACGGAAGTGGCCCGCGTCCTTCGCGTCCCGCCCGTCCTGTTGATGGACTATTCCCGGCAGACATGGGCGAACGCGGAGACAGGCGGACAGCAGTTTCTTACCTACAGCCTCGCCCCTTGGCTGTCCCGCTGGGAAGCCGAAGCGACCTTGAAGCTCATCCCAGCCGAAGACCGAGACAGCATCTTTGTCGAGCATCTGACGGACGCCCTGTTGCGGGCCGACTTCGCCACGCGGGCCGCGGCATACGGCCAGTATCGCAGCATGGGGGCGATGACGGCGAACGAAGTCCGCTCCGGTCTCAATCTCCCGCCGCGCCCGGACGGCAACAGCCTGTCCAATCCGAACATCACCACGACCCCAGCCAAGGGGGCCGACGATGGCGAATGAAGCCCCCAGCCATTCCGCGTTCTTCGGGGATCAGGACAGGACGTTTGCCCTTCCTGCCGACATGATCGCGGAGCTTGAACGGAAGACCGGGCGCGGGATCGGCGGGCTTTGCCGTGACCTGTTCGGGGGCAACTTCGCCCATCGGGAAATCCTCGAAACCATCCGGCTTGCGCTCATTGGCGGGGGCGAGACGCCAGCCGTCGCCGCAAGCCTTGTGACCGTCTACGCGGCCAATCGCCCCTTGGCGGAAACCTACCCCTTGGCCGTGTCCATCCTCGAAGCCGCCTATTTCGGGCGCGTCCAAACCCCCGACCTCGACTTGAAGGATGCGGCAGCATGAAGCCCGATCTTCTCGACTGCATGGAAGTCCGGTTCGCTCCCCCAGCCGATGACGGGACCATTGAGGGGATGGCCGTCCGCTTCGACGTTGTCGATAGCTACCGGACCACGTTCGACCGCAGCGCCTTCGCTTGGGATGGCAAGCGCCTTCCCCTCTTGTGGTCGCACGACCGCAACGAAGTCGTCGGCAGTGTCCGCGCCGTGTCCGTCGAAGGCGACGGGCTGAAAATCAGGGGCAAGCTCAATCTGGAAGTCCAGCGGGCGCGGGAAGTCCGGGCCATGCTCTTGGAAGGCGACGTTACCGGCCTTTCCATTGGCTTCCAACGTCTTGCCGATGAACCCCGCTCGCATGGCGTCCGGCACATTACCAAGGCCGAACTTCGGGAAGTGTCGTTCGTCGCCCTGCCGTCCGTTCCGGGTTCCCGCGTCACGTCCATTCGCACCACGGAAACAGGCCGCGAGAGCGCAGCGGCTTTCGTCAACACATGCCGCAAGGCCGCGCTCGCCCTCAAAGGAAACCAGAAATGACCAAGCACATTCCCCCGCTTGAAATCCGCAGCGCCGAACCGACCGACGATCCGCTTGCCGCCGCGACGGCAGCCGTCGAAGAAATCCGCACGGCGGCAACCGCATTCGAGACCCGGCAGGCGGAAGCCCTCCGCACCGTGACGGAACGCATGTCGGCGCTCGAAACCCGGATGAACCGTCCGGGGCAGCAGCAGGAACAGCAGAACGACCCGTCCGCCGAAGTCCGCGCCTTCGGGACGTATCTGCGCATGGGCAACGCCGCTCCCGCCGACGAAATCCGCGTGCTCACCGTGTCCAGTGACCCGCAGGGCGGATACCTCGCACCCGCCGAACTCTCCACCGAGTTCATCCGCGACCTGACCCTGTTCAGCCCGGTTCGTTCCGTCGCCAGCATCCGCAACACGGGCAATCCGTCCGTGATCTACCCGAAGCGCACCGGCATCACGAACGCCAAGTGGAAGGGCGAGACGCAGACGCAGGAAGGCAGCGAACCGGGCTTCGGACAGGCGGAAATCGTCGTCAAGGAAGTGAACACGTTCGTGGACATTTCCAACCAGCTTCTTGCCGATAGCGGCGGACAGGCGGAACAGGAAGTCCGGCTTGCCCTTGCCGAAGACTTCGGCGCGAAGGAAGGCGCGGCGTTCGTCAACGGCGACGGCGCGTTGCAGCCGGAAGGCTTCATGACGAATGCGGCCATCGGCTACTTCGCCAACGGCCACGCCACGAACCTGTCGGCGGATGCCCTTATCGGCCTGCTCTACAGCCTTCCGGCTCCATACCGGAACGCGGGTAGCTGGGCTTTGAACGGCACGACGCTTGCCACCGTGCGCAAGCTGAAAGACGGACAGGGCAACTACCTATGGCAGCCGTCCTATCAGGTGGGCCAGCCGGAAACCCTGCTTGGCCGTCCTGTCGTGGAAATGCTGGACATGCCGGACGTGGCGTCGGGAACCTTCCCGATCATGTATGGCGATTTCAGCGGCTACCGCATCGTTGATCGCGTGGCCCTGTCGATCCTCGTGAACCCCTATTTGCTCGCCACGAACGGCACGACGCGCATCCACGCCACGCGGCGCGTCGGCGGCGGGGTCATCCAGCCCGCCAAGTTCAAGAAGCTGAAAATGGCGACCTCCTAACCAGCGCCGAACCTCGAAAGGAACCAATCCAATGCGTGACCTCGCATCCAACATCGGCGCTGTTGCAGCCCTCGCATCCGCCGTCCAGTCCGCCGCCGTCAACGGCGCGGCAATCGACACGCTCGGCTTCGGCAGCGTGGCGTTCATCCTGTCCACCGGGGCCATCGTTTCGGATGGCGACTTTGGAGCCAAGGTGCAGGAAAGCGACAACGGCACGGACTTCACCGATGCCGATGCTGGCTTTGTGGACAGCACCGCCCCTGCCAGCCTCGCCGCGTCCAGCGTCTACAAGCTCGGCTATCGCGGCCACAAGCGGTTCGTCCGTCTCGCCATCACCAAGGCGGGCGGCACGTCCATCGCGGCGGGAGCCATCGCCATCCTTGGGGACGCCGCACAGCGCCCCGTCGCCTGACACCCAGCCCGATAAAGGACCAATCCAATGACCATCCAGACGACAGCAAAAGCCAAGGTCTATATCGGCGCGGAACCCGACGCCGAAATCTCGACCCTCGAACAGTTCGAGGCCGTGACGTGGACCGAAATCCGCGAGATCGAAGACCTTGGCGAATGGGGCGCGGAAGGCACGGAAGTGACCTTCATTTCCCTTGCCGACACCCATACGCGCCGCCGCAAGGGTTCGATTGACAGCGGCACCGTGGAACTGATTTGCGGGCGCGACCCCACGGACCCCGGACAGAACAAGGCCCGCGCCGCCGTAGAGGAATGGTTGCCGTATCCGTTCAAGGTTGTGCTCAATGACAAGCCGACCCCAAGCGGAACGCCGACCACCTTCTATTTCCGCGCTCCTGTCATGTCCGCCCGCAACCAGTTCGGCACGGCGGACGACCTGACGAAGACGACTTTCAGTCTCGGCATTGACGGGGCCATCCTCGAAGACGCGGCAAACGTGCTGCTCGCCTTCTCCCCGGCAGCGGGCGCGCTCACGGGCGGCACGCAGGGCACGCCATACACCGCGACCATCGCAGCCACGGGCGGCATCGGAACCGTGTCCTATGCCGTCACGGCGGGGGCGCTTCCGGCTGGCCTGTCGCTGAATGCGGCCACCGGCGCAATCACCGGCACGCCGTCCGCAGCGGGCGCGAACTCCTTCACCGTCACGGCGACGTTCTCCGGTATGGGCGAGGATGACGCGGCTTACACGCTGACCATCGCCGCATGATGAAGCTGGCGGATGACATCACCATCCGCATGGCCGGGGAGCTAATCACTCTCCGGCCTTCCCTTCGGCATGCCATCCGTCTTGAACGCCGCCCCGGCTCATTTGCCGCCCTTGCGCGGGAAGTGATGGACGGCAGCTTGACGGCGGCAATCGAGATCATCGAACCCCAAGCGGACGGGCTGCCCTTCCTGCCCAATCGCGTGCTTGACGAACTCCCCCGGCTGCAACCGGCCTTGCTCGCCTATGTCATGGCGCTGGCGGGGATCGACCCCGACGAAGCCCCCAAGGGCAAGGCTGACAACAGCAACTCCCAATCCTTCGCGGACTACCTGTCCGGCCTTTATCGCATCGGCACGGGATGGCTGGGCTGGACCCCTGCCGACACGCTGGACGCGACCCCCGCCGAAATCCTCGAAGCCCATAGGGGCAGGCTGGAAATGCTCCGCTCCATTTTCGGCGGCAAGGAGGAACCCGACAAGCGTTCCGCTGCCACGCTGGACGACAAGTTCAAGACCGCCTTCGGCTCCTTCGGAACGACGAAGGTGCAGCGGAGAAAGGCGGCGTGAGATCATGGACCGACCTTCCGACTTCTGGCGCTTCCTCATTCGGGACTTGATGGCCGAACACGGGATGTCGGCGCGTGCGCTGGCCCGCCGAACCCGCGTATCCCGCAAGTCCATTGCGTGGTTTATCACCGGCCGCACCGTCATGAAGATGGACCGGCTGGAAACCATCCTTGCCGTGTTCGGATACGAACTGGACGCCGTTTCCCGCAAGGAGGCCGCGTGATGCCCCGTGCGGCTCCTTCAATCCGTGCATGTGGTTGCGTGCTCTCACCGGGCGAACGCTGCCAGCATTCCATACAGCGGGACCGTGAGCGCAAAGCCCGGTTCGATCAACAGCGCCCCAGCGCACGGGAACGGGGCTACACGTCGAAATGGGAGAAGGAGGCGAAAGCCTTCCTTGCCGCCAATCCCCGTTGCGTCATGTGCGGCGCTCCTTCCCAGCTTGTGGACCACAAGACCCCGCACCGTGGGGACAAGCGGTTGTTCTGGTCCCGCTCGAATTGGCAGCCTCTATGCACGCCCTGCCATTCCAGCCGCAAGCAGCGGAGGAACGGCGATGAAGCTGACCCCGCACGAACGCGCCTATGTCCGTTACATGCTGGCGACGAAGCCCGCCAAGCGTCACCCGTTCCGTGGCAAGCACATGACCGTTGCGGAGATCGCAGCGGCGACCGGCTTTAGCGAAACCACCGTCATGCGCCGTATGCGGCAAGGGGTTGACCTCGACGCCCCACGCCGGAAGCCGGGACCAACGCGCCGCAAATACGAGTTTCGGGGATGTAGCCTATCCATCAAGGAGATTGCCGCCCTCACGGGATGGAGCGTCACCAAGACCCGCACCCGTGTATGCGGACCCCGTGTCCTTGATGATGGCGAGGACATGCACATGTCCGACCTGCTTCGGGACAACCTTGTGCTTCTCACCTTCAAGGGGCGGACGGACTTCCTAGCCCGCTGGGCCAAGCGGCTGGGCATGACAGACAACGTATTGCGCAAACGCATTAGCGCGGGCTGGAGCGTCAAGCGCGCCCTGACAGAACCACCGATGCGCGGCAGGCAACGCATCATCTTCTATCGCAACCGCCGCATCATCCGCCGCATCGCATCCGCCTTCCGCCTCCCCGTCATGACAGGGGGGTCATCCCAGACTTTCCACGGTTCCACGGGGACCGGCGCGGGGAGGCAGGAAACTCAATTTGAAGGGAAAAGGCCATGAGCATCGTATCCGTTGCCGACACCAAGGCACACATGAACGTCACCATAGACACGGATGACGTGTTGATCGGGACGAAGATCGACGCTGCCGAAGCGTGGATAGCGAAGTTCATCGGCCATGCGCTGGACGATGACGAAGCCTTTCCCGATGGCACGCCCGCCCCGCTGAAAGAAGCCGTCAAGCAGTTGACCGCGCACCTATACGAGCATCGGGAGGCGACCCTTGTCGGCATTTCCATGTCGGACGTGTCACCCGGCTTGTTCGATCTAGTCGCCCCGTTCCGGGAGTATGTGTTTTGATCGACGCCGACGAACTCCGGGAACTCCTTCACTACGACCCGGCAACGGGGGTCTTCACATGGCTTGTGGATCGCCGGGGCACCGCAAAGGCTGGCACCGTCGCCGGGATGGTCGATGCCAACGGCTACGTCCGCATCTTTGTAAAGGGCAAGCCCTACAAGGGGCATCGCCTCGCATGGCTCTACATGACGGGCGAATGGCCGTCCGGGATGCTGGACCACAAAGACCGGGACCGGGCGAACAACCGATGGAAAAACCTTCGGGAAGCGACACGGGGGCAGAACCGCGCCAACTCCCGCGCCAACGGCAACAGCGGCACGCGGTTGAAGGGGGTTCGTCGGCACCGCAACAAGTTTGAGGCGCAAATCAACTTCAAGGGCGAAAAGGTCTATCTCGGCCTGTTCGACACGCCGGAAGAGGCCGCCGCGATCTACCGGCTTGCGGCGCGGGACATGCACGGGGAGTTCGCCCGGACATGAGCACCCAAACGCAACGTCTCTCCCGCCGCTTGAAGGCCATCCCCGTGGCCGTGAAAAAGGCCGTGGTTCCCGCCCTGCAACAGTCCGGCAGCGAGCTTGTCGGGGCCATGCGGAGCCTTGCCCCCGTCGATACGGGCGACCTTCGGGACAGCATCAAATACACGATGCCGGGGAACAGCACGCCGCCATATTCCCAGCCGGGAGGCTCCCGCATCGCCGCCGAAAATCAGGTGCTTGTGACGGCGGGCAACACGGACGTTCGCTACCCCCATTTGCAGGAATACGGGACCGTCAACAATCCCCCGCATCCCTTCTTCTGGCCCGCCTTCCGGTTGAAGCGGAAGAAGCTGGCGAACCGCATCAAGCGGAGCATTTCCAAGGCCGTAAAAAAGGAGTGGCGCGGATGACCGAACCCAGCCTTCCATTGCAGGCAGCCATTCGGGCGCGGCTAGTCGCCACGTCCGCCGTGACCGCCCTTGTTCCTGTCGCGTCCATCCTCGACAGGAACGCCCGCCCGGTTCCGTTTCCCAGCATCATCATCGGGGAAGGCATGACCTCGCCCGATGATGGGCTTGCGCGGCATAGGCATCTTGCCGTTGCCGACTTGCACATATGGGCGACGGAACCGGGATTGGTGCAGGCGAAGACCATCGCCGGGGCCGTGCGGGACGCCCTGAATGACGGTCCCCTGTCCGTGTCCGGCTTCCATGTCGCGGACCTTCGCATTGCGTCCAGCCGCTTCCTTCGGGACGCCGATCAACTGCATTCGCATGGCGTCCTGTCCCTCGAATGCCGACTTGCGGAGCTTGTGTGATGCGCGGCGGACAGCTTGACAGGATCATCACCATTCAGCGCGTCACCACGACCGTGGACGACTACGGAACCCCCGTCGAAGGCTGGGCCACCGTCGCCACGGTTCGGGGCCATCGCGTCCACATGAACCGGGAGGAGTTCGCCGCAGCTTACGGCCAAGGCTCGCAGGCCGTCACCACGTTTCGCATCCGGCATCTGGACGGCTTGACCTTGGCCGACCGCCTGACATGCGAAGGCGAAACCTTCGACATTAAGGGCATTGAACCCATCGGACGCCGCGAGGCCATAGAGCTTCGATGCGTGGCGAATGGAGCCGCCTAGACATGGCCCTAGTCGTCTTCCGCAATGGCAAGAAGGTCAAAAGTGAAATCAATTTCACTGCCAAAGATACAACGGTTGTATCTTTGCCGAACACCTTCCCGGACATCCCCGACCCGCTGGGCCACGGCCAAAGGGCGGTTGATTTCATCCGCTCCTTGAAGCACCCGCTTTCGACGCGCCCGGACCATGCGTTCCCGCTGGACCCGTGGGCAGAGAAGATCATTCGCCAGATATACGGACCCCGGCACCCGGACGGCTCCCGCATCGTCAAGACCGCCGTGCTTCTGGTCCCACGTGGCAACCGCAAGACCACGCTCACGGGGGCCATCACCCTGTTGCACGCCAAGGGACCGGAACGGCGGCAGGGCGCGCAGCTTGTGTCCGTCGCCGTGGACAAGAAGCAGGCGAAGGGGGTCTTCAAGGAAGTCGCGGGCATGATCGACGGGGACTATGCGTTCGCCCCGAACATCGGCAACAGCGCCAAGACCGTGGACACGGCACGCGGGGCGAAAATCCGCGATTACGTCTCGAAGATCATGTTTCCGGGCGGCATCGAATATGAAGCCCTCGCCAGTGATGCCGGGACAGCCCAAGGCCGGACCCCCACCCTCATCATCGCAGACGAAATCCATGCGTGGTTGAAGCGCGACCCCCGCGAGCTTTGGGGAGCCATGCGGGCGGGCGCTGCCAAGGTGGCGAACTCCTTGACCGTTGTCACGACCACGGCGGGAGCCGGACAAGAGACGCTGGCCTTCGACATTATTGATTACGCCCGGAAGGTGGCGCGGGGCGACATTCACGACCCCGCCACGCTCCCCATATTGTTTGAGGCTCCCCGCGATGCCGATTGGAAGGACGAAGCCCTATGGCACGCCGTCAATCCCGGCTTGCAATACGGCTACCCCGATCTTGAAGGGCTTCGCCAGATGGCACGGGAGGCCGAACACAAGCCGTCCGAACGCGCCATATTCCAGCGTTACCATCTGAACATCTGGCAGGACCATTCCGCCACGCCGTTCGTGGAAATGTCCATCTACGACGAAGGCGCGGAACCCTTCGACCTTGCCGACCTCGAACATGAACCGTGCTGGATTGGCGTGGACCTGTCCAGCACGTCCGACCTGACCGCCGTTGTCGCCGCGTGGCGCGACCCGGACACGGAAGACGGGTTCCTTGTCCATCCGTGGTTCTTCTGCCCCGAAGACAACTTGACGAAGCGCACGGACCAATCCGGCTATCCCTATGACCTATGGGCGGAACGCGGCTACCTCATTCCGACCCCCGGCAATGTCGTGGACATCCGCATTGTCGAAGATCATATCCGCGACCTTTGCGAGCGCTTCCAAGTCCGGGAAATCGCCTTCGACCCGCACTATGCGCGCATCACCATGGCGAACCTTCGGGAAGACGGATACCCGGCCATAGAGTTCCGGCAGGGCTGGGCCACGATGGGACCGGCCATCCAAGTTCTGGAAAAGGCCATCCTGTCCCGCCGCTTCCGTCACGGGGGCCATCCCGTGTTGCGATGGAACTTCGACAACATCGCCCTGTCCGATGACGGCAAGGGGAACAAGTCGTTTCATAAGTCGAAGGCCCGCGACAAGATCGACGGGGCAGTTGCTTCCGCCATGGCCGTGGCCCGCGCCGCAATGGGCGAAGACACAAGATCAATTTACGACAGCGAGGAGCGCCCGGAAGGGCTGCTAGTGTGGTGACATGGCGACCGAAACCGAACAGCTAGTTGTATCCCTCGAAGCCCGTATCCGCGACTTTGAACGGAACTTCATCAAGGCGAACAAGACCGCGAACGACAACTTCGCGGGCATAGAGAAGCGGGCCAAGCAGTCCGGGGACCGGATGGAAAAGAGCCTTGCCGGGGCCGCGTCCCGTGTCGGCGGCGTCTTGAAGAACTTCGGCGCGGGGTTCGCCGGGGGTATCCTTGGCGGGCTGTCCGTCGCCGGGTTGCAGCGCATCGCGTCCGCCGTGGGGGACGTTGCGAAGAACGTCGCCATGATCGGCAGCAACGCCAAGATGGCGGGCTTGTCCAACAAGGCATTTCAGGAACTGTCCTACGTCGCGGAACACAACCGCATATCCGTGGACGCCCTTGCGGACGGCATGAAGGAACTCAACCTTCGCGCCGATGAATGGATTACCACGGGCGGCGGCTCCGCATCGGAAGCGTTCCAACGGCTGGGCTATACCGCCGACGAACTCAAGGTGAAGCTGAAAGACCCCAGCGCCCTTCTTGTGGACATCATCGCCCGGTTGCAGCAACTCGACACGGCAGCGCGCATTCGCATTGCCGATGAACTGTTCGGCGGACAGGCGGGCGAACGGTTCGTGGAACTCCTTGACCGGGGAGCCGATGGCATCCGCGCCATGATCCGGGAGGCGAATGAGTTCGGGCTTGTCCTGTCCGATGACGTGATTGCGCAGGCCGACGAGATCGACCGCAAGTTCAACCTGATTTCCCGCACCATCGGAACCCGCGTGAAGGGGGCCATCGTGTCGGCGGCGGGCGAACTTCTCTCCTTCCTCGACCGCATGAAGGACATAGAGGAACAGCAGTCCACGACGCTGGGGAACCGGCTTGCCGACATCGGTATGCGCCGGATGGAGATCGAAAACGAAATCCTGAAACTCCGGGGCGACAAGGATACGACCATCGGCGGGACGCTGTTCGGGCGCGTCTTCGACAAGCAGATTGAGACCTTGGAAAAGGAGAGCGCCGAACTCCACGAGACCGAAAAGCGCATCCTCGCCATTTTGGACGAACGGTCGAAGGACGCGGGCACCGCAGCGGCGGACGCCGTTCCCGACATCACCAAGTTGAACACGGCCATTCAGGGGACGAAGCCCGCCACGGACACGGCGGCGAAGGGAATGCAGGCATATGCCGATGCCATCCGCGCCCTGAAAGGGGAAATCCCCGAACTGGCGGAAGAAGTCGCCAAGCTCGATGCCAGGGCGAAAATTGACAAGGCATACCGCGCCGCCGTCCAGAACGCCCGGTCCATCGGGGAGGCGAACCAAGCCTATGCCCTTCGCCAGCAAGCCCTTGCGTCCATCGGCAAGGAAATCCCCAAGAAGTCCGGCGCGACCGATGCCAGCGACGAAGCGAAGCGGAAGGCCGAAGACCAGATCAAAGCCTATTCCGACATCATCGCCAGCGCCCAAGAGTTCGTCATGTCGCAGCAGCAGGAACAGACGGCACTAGGCATGTCCGCCGATGCCGCCGCTGCCTACCGCTACGAAATGGACATGCTCAATCAGGCGAAGCGCGACGGGATCGAGCTTACCGCCGACCAGCGCGATGAGATCGCCACCTATGCGCAGGGCATGGCGCAAGCGGAGAAGGCCACGCAACAGTTTGCGCGGACGCAAGAGGACGCGGCGGAAATCAGCCGCATGTTCGGGGAACAGGCGATTGACGCCCTCATGGGGATTGCCGATGGCAGCATGACGGCGATGGACGCCCTTCGCCAGCTTCTTTCCACCTTGTTGCGCATGTTGATGCAGGCCGTGTTCCTTGGCGAGGGACCGCTTGCCGGTTCGTTGAAGGGCACGGGCGGACTGTTCGGGGGTCTTGGGAAGGCCATCGCCCCGGCATTGTCACAGTCGGCATCCGACACCGTGAAATCAGTTTCACTCCCGGCATCGTCCACCCCTGCCACGGTCGCGGAACAGACCTTCGCCGCCCCGCTGGGGACCGTGGAACGCGCTCCCCTTCCGCCCATTGACGCCACGCAACAGGCCGTGGACGGGCTTCGGGGAACCCTGTCCGACACGATGAAGACCACCTTCGCCCCTGTCACGGAAGCGGCGGCACCATTCGAGAAAGCCTTGGCGTCCCTGCAATACACAAATCAGGGCGCGACCCGGAACATGAAGCTGACGCCATCCCTTGAAGCCAAGATCAAGGAGGCAGTCGGCGCGGTCTATGGTCCCGATGCCGTCGCCAAAATCTACTCGGGCGGACAGCCTGCCAAGGGGACCAGCACGCGCCGCACCGGCTCGACACGTCATGACGGCGGCATGGCGGCGGATGCCTATATCTACGATGCGCAGGGACGGCAGATGAAGGGCGATGACCTTGGCCCGCTTGCGCAGTATTGGCAGGCGAAGGAGTTCGGCGGGACCGGCTTGGAAATGCGCGGGGGCGGCATCCATCTTGACGAACACGCCGACCGCGCCCGGTTCTGGAACTATGCCGACAAGGGCGGGCGCATCACGCCGGGGCAGCTAGAGGCCGTCCGGGCTGGACAGCGTGGCGTCATGCCGGAACTGGCAACCCCGCCCGCCGTGGACACGATGTCCACCGGCTCTATCGCAGCGCAGCAGGCGCAGGAACAAGCGCAGCAGGCCATTCAGGAACAGATTGAAGCGCAGCAGCAGCTTGCGCAGCAGATGGCGGCGACACAGCAGGCAACCCAATCCATGCAGTTGCCAATCCAGAACCTTGGCAGCACGGCAACGCAGGTTGTCCCCAATCTCGGCGGGCTGGGGCAAGGGCTGTCCACGCTCATGGGGCCGCTTGCGCAGGCACCGGGCGCGACGGGGGCATTTTCCGATGCCCTCATGCAGATGATCCAACAGATGATGACCCAAAAGGGCATGGGCTTGCTGGGCGGGCTTATGGGCTTTGCAGGGGGCGGACAAATCCGGGGACCGGGAACGGGGACCAGTGACAGCATCCCCATCATGGCGAGCGACGGGGAATACATGGTCAACGCCAAGGCGACCCGACGCAACTTGCCCCTCTTGGAAGCCATCAACTCCGGGAAGGCTCCCAAGCTCGCCATGGGCGGCTTGATCGGCGGGGGCAGCTTCGCCAACACCTATGCGCCGTCGCTCGCCATCAACGTGCAAGGTTCGGGGAACCAGAAACAGGACGCCGCCCTTGCCGGGATGATCGCGGATACCGTGGACAAAACCTTGAAGGCGAACCAGCCCCGTGACGGGTTCCGCTTGTCGAAGACCCAAGCCCTCGCCAAGCAAGCGCAGGAAATGCAGCACGCGGCGGGCCGGAACGCTTAGAGTTCCCGACGGGCAAGCCGAAGCACTGCATATCCGGCCAAACCGGCCACCAGCGAGCCGCCAAGGATGCCGAACTTCACGCGGTCTTGCATCGCGGGATCATCGAAGGCCAGCAGACCGATGAATAGGCTCATTGTGAACCCGATGCCGCAAAGCAGGGAGACCCCTAAAGTCTGACCCCAGCTTGCGGCAGCGGGCAAGTCTGCTAACCCCGTCCTGACCATCAAGGCCACGGCACCGAACACACCAATCAGCTTTCCGAAGACCAGCCCCGCCGCAACGCCAAGGGTCAGAGGTTCGGCAAGCACCGATGGCGTAATGCCCGCAAACGACACGCCCGCGTTGGCGAAGCCGAACAGCGGCACGATCATGAACGCGACGGGAACGTGAAGCCTATGCTCCAGCCTGTGAAGCGGGGAAACATCTTCGGATGCTTCGGGAGTTGCGGGCGTTAGCTTTATCGGGATCGTCAACGCCAAAATCACCCCGGCTAACGTCGCATGCACCCCTGACCTGAAAACGAAAATCCACAAAACCACACCCAAGATGAGGTAGGGCAAGAGACTGTTTACCCCGCGTCGATTGAGGGCGAACAGGACAGCCACGATGATGGCAGCCCCCGCGAGATCGGGGAGAGACAGGCCGCTAGTGTAGAAAACCGCAATGATGATGACCGCACCTAGATCGTCAATGATAGCGAGTGCGGACAGGAACACCTTTAGGGAAGCGGGAACACGCGGACCTAGAAGGGACAGGACGCCAAGGGCGAACGCGATGTCCGTTGCGGAAGGGATGGCCCATCCGCGTAGCGCGTCCGGGTTGTCCCGGTTGAAGGCGATGTAGATCAGCGCGGGAACCAGCATTCCGCCCGCCGCCGCCACACCGGGCAGGACACGGCGAGGCCACGTAGACAACTGCCCGTCCAACGCTTCCCGCTTTATTTCAAGCCCGACCAAAAGGAAAAAAACCGCCATAAGCGCGTCGTTAATCCAATGAAGCAGGCTTAACGGGCCAATGTAGACATGGAGAGCGTGGAAATAGGCTTCAGCGAATGGTGAGTTTGCGGTGACGATTGCCAACACCGCCACGCCCATTAACAGCAAGCCGCCCGACGCTTCATTGTCAAGAAATTGGCGAAGGGTCGAGTTTATGCGGCCTTGCGTTGCTGCCATGCTACCTTAGCTCCAATCGTTGTGCGTAGTTCGTTGTTCACGAAAACAGTTCTTGGGGCGACCAAAACCGGACGGCAGCGACGATGCGACACACCGGCCTGTTCGGTAGGTGAAATCAATTTCACTTCTTCTTTGCGGGCAGCAAATGTTGCGTCCGCGTGTCGATTTCCCCGACCTGCTTCCGAAGGTTCCGAAGCTGGGTTTTCAGTTCCTCGACCTCGGCCCTTAACGTCCCGTCTTCGCCGCTTGGAGCCGGTTCCCGGATTAGGGACATATCGCCGTGGGCAATGCTCCCTTCCAGCCGGGAGACGATTTCAGCATTCATGCTGCGATGGTTCTCGGCGGCAAGGGCTTGGACCTTAGCCTTCAAGGCTTCGGGAAGGCGGATGCGTAGCGGGGGGTCTTCTCTTGTCATGCCTCTATTGTGGTCCACCGTGGGTTTGACATCAACCCTTGATCTTACTATGTTCGGATGGTCCACCGTGGACACATCGTGAAGCATAGGAGATTAGACACATGGAAACCGAACTCTTGCGCGTCCGCCTTCCCGCCGCGTTGAAAGAGACCTTGAAGCAGCGGGCCATTGAAGACGGTCGCAGCATGAACGGGCAGCTAGTCCAAATCCTCAAAGCACACTTTGGCGGCAAGACATCCAAGCAGGGCAGCGCCGCCAAGCAGGGGCGGCATGATGGCTCTCATTGACCGCCCGCAGGAAGAACAGTTTGACGCCAAGGAGGCCGCGAAGCGCCTTGGGATCAGCAAGAAGCTCCTCATGGAGCACGTAAGGGCCGGGAACATCCGGTTCATTAATGTAGCGGGACCGAAGGCCACGAACCGCCGCTACAGGTTCACAGATTACATCCTGAAAAAGTTCCAATCGAAGCAACAGCGTAAAGAGGTTCCCGCGTCATGTCAGTCTACAAGTTCGACAACAGCCCCTATTGGCACTACGATTTTCAAATCAAAGGGCACCGCTTTCGCGGACCTACCAAAACCAAAAATCGCAAAGAAGCCGAAGCCGTAGAGAAGGCAGCCAAGGAACAGGCGCGGGACGAAATCAAGCAGATGGAGCGCACCGGCAATGCGCCCCTCACGCTGGACGCCGCCTGCCATCGGTATTGGGAGGAAAAGGGCATCACCCACACGAACGCCGCAACCACCTTCACCGACCTACAGCGCCTTTCCAGCTACTTCGGAAAGGACAAGCTCCTTGAAGCCATCACCACCGTGGAAGCGCGGGAGCTTCGGGACTGGCGGAAGGCCCAAACCCTCAAGGGGCGGACGCTCGACAAGGCGGGCAACCCAGTGAAATTGATTTCAAATGCCACCGTGAACCGCTCGACCACGCTTGTTCTGAAAAAGCTGTTCACACGGGCAAAGCGGGAATGGGGCTACCAGTTCCCGAAAGAACCCAAGTGGCACGACCTTTGGCTTGACGAAGGAAAGAAGCGTCCCCGCGAATTGAAGGCGACGGAAAGCGCCGCCCTTCGCCTGTCCACCCGTGACGACTATGCGCCGTTGTTCGAGTTCGAGCGCCTGACCGGCCTTCGGCTCCGGGAGAACCTGTTGACGTGGGAAAACGTCAATTGGGAGACCCTGACCATCACGACCATCGGCAAGGGCAGGAAGACCATCACCACGCCCATCACGTCCCCAGTGAAGGCCATCCTTGAACCGTTGAAGGATCATCACCCGGTCTATGTATTCACCTATGTGGCGAAGCGCACGCGGAAGGCGGATGCATCCTACAAGGGCGATGGGGAGGCACGGGAGCGCGGGAAGCGGTATCCGATCACCTATACCGGGCTTGTCTCGCAATGGAAGGGAACGCGCAAGAAGGCCGTGATTGCGGAGCCGTCCCTTGCGAATTTCCGGTTCCATGATTTCCGGCACGACTTCGCCACCAAGTTCCTTCGGGAGACCCGCGACATCAAGCTGACAAAGGAAGTGATGAACCACAGCCGGATCGAGACCACGGAACTCTATGCCCATGTGATGGACGAAGATAAGCGGAATGCCTTGGAAACCTTCGGTTCCTCGCAGGGCCGGGGAGCAAATCCCCAGAAAAATCCCCAGACCAAGAAGAAGGGGGCCGCGTAG